AACACCTTTTGCAAAAGTTTCTAATTCTATTCCACCAATCTCAGATGCTAGTTTAAATGTTTGTAAATCTTTAACTGATATTCCTAAAACACCAGATAATTTTCCAATTCTATCAGTTGCCTCTAATGAATTTTTGACCAGGAGTCCTATTCCTCCAACTCCAACAACTCCAGCTATAGCAGTTTTAAAATTAAATAAACCTTTAGTTATAGCTCCTAAACCTTTTTTAATTCCACTAAAAGCCTGTTTAGTTTTGTCAACTGCTGATATTGTAAATTTTAAATTATTTGCCATGACTTCTTAACCTTACTTGTTCCTCTTTTATCTGAAAATAGGCAATCCATCCATTAAATTCTTCAACACTCATAGATTTAATTTCTGCAACTGATTTATGTAATAATTCAGCTAGTTGATATATTGCGTATAAATGACGATCTTGTCTTAACTTTTTTTTTCAGTAGAAATATCTGAGTCTCCACTAATCTGAGTTACTATGTTTGTTAAAACAACTGGATCAGCTTGAGTCATTAATTTTTGTTTGTCTTCTAATTTAAATGCTTTACTTCCATCTTCTTTTAAAAGTTTCATTATTAATAAATCAACTATAGCTCCGATTTTGTTATTATCAGTTTTTTCAATTAATCTTCTTTGTTCATCCAGGTTCATTGGTTTTACAATAAAAGTTTCGTTCCATTCAGGAACATTTATTGTTTTAGAAGATTGATTTTCAAAATGATTTGTAACTTTATCAATTACTGACATAAATTATTATGATGCTGATTGATGAGTAACTGCTCCTGTTACAGTAAATCCAAAAGATCTTTCTACAATATCATTGATAGTTTCTGAAACTCCAACAGATGTAATTAAAGCAGAGAATGTAATTTCTCTATTTCCTGTTGTGTCTCCTTCTGGATATAAATTCATTGTTACAGATGCTCCAACTGTCATTGCCTCTTGTCCTGATGTATCTGTTCTGTCAAAATGACAAGTAACAGTTCCAGATGCTTCATTAGTTCCAGCCACGAAAGTTTTAGATGTATCTGTCATTGCAGTATCTTCGATCACATTATTTGTTTCTGTTAGATCAAAAGATTTTACCTCAGCTACTGCACTTGAGCCGATTTTTACTTCACCATTATTTCCACTTACTGTTGCCATATCTATTCCTTTAATGTTTTTGATGTCTTGGTCAAGTTTAAATTAATGCCTCAACATCAGATTGTGTGGTTCTATATTGTACAGTAAACACCATTCGAACCACTCCAATGGGTAAACTGCCTTCATTAGCTAGAGTTACCTCTGTTGAGCTAATAAAATGATTTAAACATGTATTAGTTAAAGTAATATCAGAGCCTAAAGCCTCCTCTACCTCTTTTGCTATAGTATCTAGTGTGTTTTCAATATTTGAATTAGCACTGGCAAATCCTTCTACCACTAATTCTAAAGATCTTAATAATCCACCTACAGCATCAAGCTCAGAGCTCTCTGATAAGGTATAAACATTTAATAATGGTAATTTAGATTGTTCATTTGGATAAACTCTAGAATTAAAAACATTAGATCCAGTAGTAGTTAATCCTGTTAAACTTGTAATAACTTGATCTCTAATTGTTTTTCTTTGATGTGCCATTATGCTGTCTCCAGGAATATTTCAGTTATACCAGTTCCATCTTTTAAAATTTCTGCAACTGTATAATTAGTTGAATTTACTGTTACTGCATCTCCATGAGCTAAAGAAGATATATCAGCAGTTCTACAAGTTATTCTTGGTCTATGAGAAGTAATACCAGCCTCACCTAATCCTAATGTTTCATCAGGCTTATCAAAAATAACATTTATTGTTGATGCACTTCCACCACTTGGAGTTACTGTCGCCTGGACACCAAACTCATCAGTGTTAAAATATATTGCTCTTATGTCTCCATCTTCTACAGCCATTATAATAAATCCTTTATCAAATTATTTAATTTTTTATTTTTTTTATTCTGAATTATTTTTATCAGATCTTTAGAAAAAATATCTACATATTTTTCTTCAGTTCTATGTTTCAATCTCAAATTATGATTATGAAAAATCACATGTAATAATTCATGAACTATTGTAATCAATAATTCATCATGGTCTAGATCTGTATTTAATTTAATTGTTTGAGTTGATAGATCTGTTTCTCCATCAATTTTTTTTGTTTCTGGATTATCTTTTGTTAAAGGTATTATCTCCCATTTTTTACCCTTTATTGTTATTTGTTTTGGGAGATCCATTTTTTTTGGGTTTTCTTTTGATTATTTTAATAAAACTTTTTTTTAATCCTATTGCTCGATTTACTAATGACTTTGTGTTGCCTAAATCTAATTGTTTCATTTTATCTGCCAGGAGCCGACTTGGGTTCGGCTCCAGGCTATTGAGTTGATGATTACGCTGTTTCGTCAATATCTTTACATACTGAGAATGATGCACCATGTCTTACTGCAATGTCCATTCCTGTAAAGAAATTTAATCTAACTGTACCAGCAGATGATCCAGTATATGGATCAACTAATACATCTAGACCTGAATAGTAACCTATTAATAAGTCTTGGAAATTACCGAATACCATTGCGTGAGCAGTAGCCGATAAAGTTCCTTTAGTTAGGTTTTTAGGTAACTGACCTGATTGGAATACTTTGTATCCATTAAGCATGTCAGCATTATCCATAACCATAACACTATCAGTTGATGCAACTTTAGATGTTTTTCTTAATTGATAAATTACTTCTGGAGTTATCACATAATTTAATGATCCTCTTAGACCATCATTTTGTGCAACTTCTTTAATCATATCAATTGTTGTGTCATAAGTTGGAGCACCACCATTTGTTCCGATAGCTACTACTCCAGCATCTGAGTCTTGAATGATTCCAGAAGGCTCATTAGATCCACCACCATTAAGAGCAACACTGTCAATCTTAAGAGCAGTTTGTCGAGTCATATCGTTTCTTACGATTTGCTCAATTGAAGGATCTGAGTTGTTTATAAGAACTCTAGATAGATCTACAAAACCACCAAGTGTTCTTTCAGTCATTGTAACTTGATCGAATGCCTGGTTAGTTTCTGATACTGCTGAATTTTCAGCAACAAAACCTACAGTTCCTTTAGTTGTTAGTCTTGGTATTTTAATGTCACCTTTAAGACCTCTGAATACAGTAGCTCCAGCTTGCTGTACTACAGAATCGCCTCTCAATGCATCAATAAAAAGATCACCTCTATGAGTATCTGGAGTTACATTTCCACCAGCACCAGCAGTTAGAGTTGAAAGATCTCTTTTGAATACATCACCAGGTACGAAAAATCCTCTTGCTGTTCTTCCAGTTCTTTTCTCAATCTCTTGAGAAACTTCTCTTTCAAAACCAGCTTTTGACCAGTCGTTTGTTAATGATGATCTAATTGCATTTGCAATTGAGTATCTTTTTTGTTCTTTAGAATTTAATCCAACTTCGTTTGGATCTGTATCTAAAGGTTTAGAGTTACCAATTTTGTCTAAAACAAGACCTTTAAATTCAGCAACTGAGTGACCATCTCTTACAGATGCATCAGCCATATCTTGTAAGTTATGTTTCTTACCGATAGCACTGATTTCTCTAATTCTAGTAATCTCAGCTTTTTGAATTTGATCATTGTTTACAACAGGCTCAGTAACTTTATCAGTTTTTGCTTTTTCCATAGCATCTCCTTTTATAGTTATTGTTGATTGTTGATTTAAAGATCTACCAATTCCGACAGTTGTATCTGCTGGAACTGATACCATTGAAATTTCTAAAGGTTTAATTCCAACTCTGAAAAAATCCCTTCCAGGGGATCTTTCTTCGTCTTCATCTTCCACTTTATCCATTTCCTTAATTAAGTATCCAACAGAAATATTCTGCCTGATACCACTTTTGACATCTTCAAAGACTTCATTAGCAAGCTGAGATTTTCCGAATCTCGCAATGGCTCTGCCTTTGCCATCAACTATTTCAGCCTTTTCAATGACACCTATTTGAGCTTTAGTATCATGATCTAAAAGCAATGGAGCTCTGCCACTTGATACAAAGCTCATATCTGTTTTAGTCACATCTATACTCTCAATTCCAAAATCTCTTTCTACTGGCTCATCTGACATAAAAGAAAATTCTGCTGTTCTTTTTTCGTCATCAATTTTTCTTTTATTTAAAAATGCCGATCTGAATAGCCTTTCAAAATTAGTTGAACGATCTTGTTCTTTATCTTCTTCATCATCTTCATGCATTGATTTTTCTTTGTCTTTATCCATGTGATAATCTTTTTGTTCCTCATCTTCATGAGCTCCTTTAGATTCTTTATCATCATGCATATCTTTTTCTTGCTTATCATCATCATGCATTCCTTTATCTTCTTTATCATCATGACCTTCTCTTTCCATTTCTTCATAATTTTCTGACTTACCAAATTTAATAGTTACCGAGTTCTCATCCTCCTCAATTTTTTGAATGTGTCTTTTTTCTACTTTGCTCATACTTTTTTCCTCTACTGTTTTCATAGGATGATCTTCTGGTAATAAATCAGTGTCATGTTTACCACCCTGGAATCTTCCATTTTTTAAGGCAAATAAAAAAGAATTTAATCTTGCATAAGCCCACTGTTCTGGAGATCCAACATTTGGTCTTACTGAACCTGGATTAGTTTTGTAAGCTCCAATGCCTCTCTCAAAAACTGTAGTTGCTTTTGCAACTGTAATTCTTGGGTTCCATGCCTTCTTTAAATCCTTAACATCTTCATTGTGTTGGTCAACTTTGTTTTTAATTCCTTTTGATACTGCCTCTGATACTTGCCTATCTTTTTTACCTTCTAATTTTTTTGTTAGCTCCAGGATAACATCCTTCATTCCTTGGACTCCTAATTTTGGATTTACAGATAACCATTTCATCAATGCAACTATTCCACCAACATTTGATAGATTTGGTGATAGTTTACCACCAATAAATTGAGATCCATCTTTCTCATGTCTAGCTGTCCAGGATTCTCTTTCTCTTATTTTAGCCTCAATAGTTGGGCTCATAGTTCCATTTTCAATGTGATCTTCTAAAAGTCTAAATGATCTATTACCTTCTATGTTGCCTCCAGCTCTCCAGATCTCAGGTGTTTGTTCTTTTACATTTTGAGCAAACTCTAATGGAAATCTTTCATATTCTGAGTTTCTTAATGAAACTTTTTTATCATCACCTTTTTTTGGAAAGTTAGTTGCCATTGTCATCCTCAGGTGTTTTGATGTTGTCCTGGCTCATTGCTCCATAAGGTTCATAAGCAACTGAAACCTCAAAATTATCTCTTAAATTTTTCTCTGCTTGTAATTGAGCATAAAGATCTTCTGTATCTCTACCATAATTTTGTTGTACATCCTGGACACTGATCAATCCATTTTTTAATAACATAACATTTGCTTGAGCCTCTTTTTGTGGATCAATCCAACTAAATCCTTTTCCAACAAATCTAACTCTTGTAAACTTATCAAATTTTGCCATTGGTAAATTTACTTTATTTTTCATTATAGCCATCTCTAACCATTTTAAATAAACTGGTTCTAATAAATGTTCAGATAAAAATTTCTGCATAAATTTATAATATTCTCTAGCCTCTAAAACTGATTGTCTTAATGATGAATAGCTAACTCCTTCTAAGTCGTTAGCCAATTCATTGTAAGGTACATTTAATCCACTAGCGACTTGTCTTAATATTGTTTTTACAAATGCCTCAAATTGTTGTGTTGGATGATTTGGATCAAATGTTTTAAAGTCAACTCCACTTGGTAATTGTTCAAATGTGCCTGGCTCAACATTCATTAATCTATTATTCTTATCTGCTGTTTCACCATCTCCAGTGTAACCCTCACCATCAGGTGAAGTAAAGAAACCCATCTTGCTAGCTGATACTCTTGATGCAACTAATTCAGATTCTAAATAACCAGCTAATTGTTTTAGCTGAGTTATTACTGGTGATAAAAATGGAACTCCTCTAGATTGATATGGTCGTTCCTGGATATAAATATGAATAATATTTTCTGCTGATATTCTTTTTGTTTCCCTTCTTAAAGATGCACTAAAATTATAATCGTATGGATGATGAGTAAACACATGATAAGCAACTGGCTTTCTGTTTTTATCCATTTCAACACCCATTCTAATTTCATTGCCATTGGGTAATGTTTCATTTTTTTCTTCATCTAAATAATCAATATCAATTACATTAATTGCAAAACCAAAATCATTTTTTGCGTTTGGTAAAACTTGAATTAATACTTCACCATCAATAGCTAAATTTTCCATTACTAATTTTTGGATGTCTAAAAACGAAGATCTACCATCAGCAGTACAAGTTCCTTTTTTACTCCAATCAGTAAAGTTTCTTTCTATTTGAGCATTGGCTACAAAATCTGGAGTCTTGTCCTGGTCAATAACCTGAGCTTGAAGTTTGATACCCATAGATCCAATAATATTTGTTTTAAGTAAATTGACATATCTTTTTACATAAGCATTGTTTCTATGAAGATCTCTACATCTGTCTCTTAATTTTCTAATTGAAAATCTTATTTCTGAATCTGCACTTTGAGTAGAACCAACAAAATCATTTCTGAGTCTATCAACTAGAGCTCCTTCATATCTTCTTTTTTTCATATTTTGTTTTTTGAAAAATCTGTCGTACCAAGCCATAATTAAAATCCAACTAATATTCTATTTCCAGAGCCTTGTCCTGACTTAGCTCTTTCAATTCTTTTTTCTCTAAATACTTCTGCTTTATAATAATCTCTCCATTTTAATAATTCATCAGGTGACATTTTTGTTAATGATCTATTATTGATTGAGTAATTTGCAACATCACTATCTGCTTTACCTTGTAATAATGTTTCAATTTTATTTAACATCAATTGAGCATGAGATCTTTGATCTGAATTATCATTTGGAATATCTCTTAATACTCTAATTGTTCCTTCATCAATTGTTGCTCTATCTGTTCCATCATCAACTGTAATAATGAATGTGTATTCACTTGTGTGATAATCTTCTGTATCACTAGCTGGAAATGTAAAAAGATAATCAGATCCATCTGCTGTTGCAGTAATAGAAATTGTACTGCTATGATGAGTTAATGATCTTGCCTCAAATTTAGCAGTATAAGTTGAATTAGGATAATCTGTTCCAATATCTGATCTTTTAACCTTTACTGTATCACCAGCTCTAAATTCTTCTGGAAAATCTGATAAAGGTTCTGTTAATATGTTTGCCATTTTTTAAATTATTTCCATGAATTAATAAAATTATTCCTTACAATTGTTTTTTGTCTTGGTCTAGTTTCATTTTCAGTTTCTTGTTCTTTTCTTGATTTGTTTAAATTAAACTCAATTGCTTTAAAATTTGGGTTCAATCCATGGAAACTAGCGAATGCATAAACAAAGCAATCTAGAGCCTCATTGTGCCTTCTGGTTCTCTCATACACTCGCACTGGAGTTCCTTGTCTAAATCGAGTAACTACCCTCTCTGAGATAAGCTCAGCAAAATATTCTTGATCAAGTGTATTTGAGAACTTGATCAACCCCTCCCTCTTAACTCGATTAAATATTACATCTTTAGCACTATCTACACCAATCAGAAATAATGGAATCCTGGCAGTGTTATTCATGCTTGGTCTTTTAGGAAATATGGCTCTGTCTCCACTCACACCTTTTATTGCATAAAATCTTCTTGTAAATCTTTTTTTGCAATAAGCATAAACTGATTGAGTAAAGTGTCCTCCACTATCAATACATGCTGAGGCTACTTTAATCCTAGTTCCATCCTTCCTAGTGAATACTTGATCTAGATGTTTGTCCAGGCTAGACCATAACATGTTAGTTGATGGATCTCCTGTTAAAACTTCATGATGGATAACATGGATTATTTCATTCTTTGTATAACCTAAATAACTTATGTGGAGTGATGTATCTTGAACATCCACTCCAGCAGTTATTAATAAAACATCATCTGGTATTGTGTCTTTATCAAAATCTTCTCTCTTAGATAATAAATCGTTCTCATCTAAACTATCTCCTTTATCTTCCCAAATCTCACCTAAAGATAAATTGATAAATGTTTTTAATTGATCAGGAAATTTCTTAGCCTCTAAGAAAGTTGTAGCCATTGTTGATAATCTGCTCCAGGAGGAATAGAGCTCAGATATATGAAAGCCAGCTACACCATTAAAATCTGCTGTTGGTTCATAGATACCTTTACGAACTGCTCTCCATCTTTTAGGATCATTCCATAATGAACCACAATGCTCACAACAGTATTCAGCAGTTTCTGGTTGGTCTTTTTCCCATCTAACATTCTTCCATTGCATGACCTGGTACTCTCCACAATCTGGACAAGGAACTTTAAAGAATCTTTTATCAGATGTTTCAAATGCATTATCAATTCTGCATGCACCTTTAATAGTTGGTGTTGATACCATGATGATCTTTGAGTTCCAAAATGTTTGAGATCTTTTGATAGCCAGGTTAACTGGATCTCCTTCTGATCCAGCAGAATGAGGATACCTGGACACTTCATCTAATAATATAATTCTAACTGGTCTAGATGATAAAGAACTTGAGCTGTTAGCTCCACAACTAGTTAGATGTCCTCCTGTAAATCTTTTATGTAAAATAGAATTATCTCCATCCTTAGATTTTGGATCTCCGAATAAATTAGCTAGTATTGGATTGTCTCTAATCATTGGAGCTATTCTGTCTTTTGATAAAGCCTGAGCCATTTGGAGAGTTGGCATTACATACAATATTGGAGCTGGTTCATGTGCAATGTAATATAATAAAATATTTAATAATATTTCTGTTTTACCAACTTGAGATGAGCACTTTAAAACAACTTGTTTTACAGTTGGATCATTGATGGCATCCATCATCTCTTTTTGATACCAAGCTCTTTCTACATAATACTTGCCTGGCTCTGAGCTAGCCTCTGCTGATAAGTATCTATACTTGTTTGCGAACTGGCTTATACTCAATGGCTCTGATGGTTGGAACTCCTTCATTGCCTTTAGACTCAGCATCTGTAGTTGGTTTGTTATCTTCAACTGGTTCAATGTCTTCTCCTTTGCTTAATTCTGTTAATGCCTCATTGATACTTCTATCCAGGATATTTTTACATACATTGATGTCATGCTCTGTTGCCATTATCGGAGCCAACTTAGTTGGTATGGATAACAACTTGGTCTTGCATGACAAAACTAGATTAGCCCATTGTCTCTGAATATCTTTAACTGGTACAACACTTCCTTTTTCTTTTTCTAGTTCCAGTTCTACTAGCTCAGCCTCAGCCTGGAGTTTCTTTTTCTTAATCTCATCAATTGGAATAACCTTGCCTGGCTTTTTATAGATCTGCTCAATTACATCCTGGAGTAAGTAATATTGAAACTTTCCTCGTTCCTTTATTGGCTTTATTCTAGCCAAATATTGACCAAGTTTTCGCCCATCTATTCCTAGCTCAGTTTGTATCTGAGATGCTGTCATTTCTGTTGGTTTATATGCCATGGTTAAAAAGCCTTTCTAAATCAGGGTTTATTTAAGTAAAATTTTGTGTCTAAAATAATGTTGTGGTCGCGCGAAACC